GATACTACTACATTACAAGACCCAACTTGGCAAGAATGTGCATTTAAATACGGAAAGCTTGGAGCACCAAGATGGAACAGTGACAATACAAAGGTTCTTGTTAAATATGAATTAGCAATAGCTGATGGAACTTTAGATCAAGTCAAAGGAGTAAGTGGTATTACTGCTTTATCTCATNGTGAAGCTATAACTGAAATGCAAAAGGATGAATGGGTTGGGGAATAGAGGCAACTCTTTGGCTGAGTTTGCAGTTACCATGGCTATCATGGCTACTTTGGCTACTACCGCAGCTCCTGCTTTTAGTCGTATCGGTGAGGGAGCTAAAGCTAAACAGACAAAAGCAAATTTAGAAAAAATTACAAAAGCATCTACTATGTGGTATAACCAACAAGTAGAAGTTTATGGCATGGGTAAGTTCCCAAGTCAAGCACATAGAACTAGTAGCGTAGGTGTGCTATTAGATGATAATGATAACAGAAGAATAGAAGTTGAAGAATTATTAGAGGCTCAGTTTGTACCAGTATTTAGTGACACAAGTTTTTTACATTTATTTGACAATGATACAATCAAGAGTCCTTACCAAAATGGTTTATATGCATACGCCATTATTGGTGGGTCAGGTACAGGTAATAGTATCGTATCTCCAATCTTTGTTGTGGTAGATACAGAGAATCCTGAAGATTTTTATAAGTATTACAAACCATGAATAAAAATGAAAAAACTGTATTTGCAGGGTGGATTTCTTTTTTAGTTTTATTACTAGTAATTATTACTACTTGTAGTGGGTGTAGTGGGAATTGGATTATTGCAGGGGTAGATATAGCTCCTACTGACTCTATTACAACAGACTTTATGATTATAACAGACCAAGATAGCGTTAATCATTGGTATGTAAGAACTACTGCACAAGGTGGAATACTTGTAGGTGATAACTGGTGTCATAGACATGAAAAATGGGAAACAGTTCAAAAGAAGTGAATGAGAAGCCAAAGACAGCTAGGAGTTACAGGACGGGAATTATTGATGATAATTTTTCCCTCCATATTAATATCAAGTGGCTTGGTCAGTTGTTTGTGGCTATCGCTGGTATTGTTTATGGATACCTACAAATTACAAATAGAATTGCAGAACTTGAGCGAGGAATGGAACTTGCTACTGCCAACATTGAAGAACTTGTAGATAAACATATGATAGAAGAACAGAAAGAAAGANAAGCAATGGAAGAACGCATATCTTTCTTTGAAAAAGAATTAAACCTTAACCCTTTTAGCTGGAGAAAAAAGAAAAAGTAATGCATCAACCAATACCAAACCATTGTACAGATTGTGATAAGCCGATAAACAATACAGATAACTGGGTCTGTAGCAAATGCAATTCATATGAGGAAGAATAATGGACTTTCTAGCAGTTTATTCAGAAGCGGGTATGATTGGTGTCGTAGGGGCAATGTTTGTGTTTATGGTTTATTCAATGAATAAGCGTGGAAATGAACAAGCAGAATCATTACAGAATTTAAAAGTTGAAAATAAAGGACAAAGTGAAACACTTGAGAATATGGAGAGTATGGTTATTAAGCTTATTAACCGCTGGAATAAAAGTGACGACAAACTTGACAGGAAGTTTGATTCACTTACGAAGGAGATTAATGATTTGGACAATCAAGTATCGGAAATAAAAGGAAGTTTAAGTAGAGTAAATGGAAAACACTAAACCAATATCAGATAGTAGTTCAATGACTATAAGTCTGCCTATGATTATACAAGCTGTTACTTTTGTAGTTATGCTTGTGTGGGGATATAGTCAATTAAATGCTCGTATATCTTTTTTAGAATATCAAGTTGCAATGAACGAAGAACATATTATAGATATAGAAGAAGATGCTGAAGCCAATCAAGATGCTGAAATACCAGCTGATATTAAACAAAATCAAAGAATTGAATACTTAGAAAGAGAAGTAGAAAGATTAAGAAATAATGGATAGTGTAAAAGTAGCATCAGCAAGTATTTTTAATTATAGTTTATCTTTAGCACATGCAAGTTTGTTTTTACAATGCATAGTTGCAATTATGACTATAATATATTTAAGTTATAAAATAAACATAATAAGGAAACAAAAATGAGTAAAGCAATATTAGCAGGAATTATAGACAAAGCTAAAGACCATATCGTAAATGAATACGCAGATGGTATGGTAGACCATATACAGTCTGATGAGTTTAAAGAAGTCTTAGCATCTAAAATTAATAAAAAAATAGATATACCTTTTGTATCTGAAGAAAAAGAACAGATATTTTTTGAAAAGTGTGTTGATTTAGTTACAGATGTAATTGAAGGAATAGTAAAGAAGTAATGCCAAAGTTTGGTAAAAGATCTCGTGAAAGACTTAAAGGGGTAGACTCTAAGTTAGTTAATGTATTAAACGAAGTATGTAAGTATTTTGATATTACTGTAATAGAGGGTTTAAGAAGTCAGGAGAGGCAAAATGAATTGGTTGCACAAGGTAAGAGCAAAACTAAATTTGGTAAGCATGTCGCTGGGAAAGCTGTGGACATTGCTCCTTATCCAATTGATTGGAATGCTAGGGATGATTTTCATTACCTTGGTGGTTTTGTTTTGGGGATAGCAGCTAAGATGGGGGTTAACATTCGTTGGGGAGGCGACTGGAGTGATTCAAGTTTGAGTCAAAGTAGAAGAACTACTAAAGACAATAATTTTGACGATTTAGTTCACTTCGAGTTAAAAGAGTAACATGGGAGTTTACTGTGAAAATAAAAGACAGAGTGGTTATCTTTCCAGATACACACTTTCCAAACCACGATAAAAAAGCATTTGCATGTGCATTAAATGTATTAAAAGAAGTAAAGCCTTCAGCATTTTTATTACTAGGCGATACAATTGATGGTGAATCAGTTAGTCATTGGCAATGGTCAAAAAAGAAAAGACCACCAGTTGAATATCAATTACCAGCAATAGATAAGGAAATAGCAGATGGAAATAAAGGATTGGACGAGATTGATGAAGTTTTACAATTGGTACAATGCAAGAAAAAAATCTTTGCACAAGGAAACCACGAAATCTGGTTCGACAACTTTGTCGAAGAAAACCCCTANTTAACACAGTATNTAAGCAGAACAGCATTTAAATTTGATGAAAGAGGATATGAATGGCACAAATATGGAGAAGTATTTAAAGTACTTGGAAGCAAANTGTACGCTTATCATGGGGGACATTTTATGGGAGTGTCACACGCAAGGACTCATGCCTTGCAAATGGGATGTAACATCATCTATGGACATACCCACGATTGTCAAAAAGCCACAATCCAACATATTAGCGGTAGCCACATGGCACATTCAATGGGATGTTTAACTGATATGACTAAAAGTTATTTAAAAGGTAGACCAACTAATTGGAGTCATAACGTAGGTATATGTGATATATTGTCTAATGGAAATTTTAATTTAGTAGTCTTAACAATAAGTAATGGCTACACAACATATAATGGAAAATTAATAGGTGCCTAAAGAATTATTTGAAATAAAAGCATTTGAATCTGGCAATATCTATAATGCAGATGACAGAGATATTCCAGATGATGCTGCAGTTTATAGTGAAAACATAGACCCTTATGGACAAAGTGGTTCGTTAATGGCTATACAATCAGATGCTACTGCTATTAAATCAGCTGTAGATGCAAAACGTATGGCTATGATAAATAATAATGGTACACATCAATTAACATACATTGATAATAGCGATGGTTATTTAAAGCAAATAGCAGATGTATATACTGGAAGTCCTGCAATATCTAATTTAGATGCAAGTGATCTTGGTGCTGGTACAATTCCAGCTATGCAAACAAATAATAAAGAAGTACACATTGGTTTAGGGCAATCTAAAGATGTTAAATGGGTAGGTAATATTCCTCATTCTCAATTTGGAGGTTCTGTTCCAAGTGGTTTACAATCTGAAAATGCTGAATTAGTAAAGCCTAGCCCATTCCCTGCTATGCATACAGTTGTTAATGATTCAAATAACACACATGTTTACGGAATACAACAAAGTGGAAATTATATATATAAATTTGATGTTTCTAAAGGAGTATTAATAAGAAGGTCAGAATATTTTTTTACAAAAACATTAGCAATGTGTTTATCTAGTGATAACAATCTTTGGGTAATTGATGAAGTTAGTAGCAATCTTATTGTTTTAAAAATTGATTTAGATAATATGGATGTTATTACTAGTAGACCATTAAATAATTTTAGTGGAGATACTTATGTAACAGATATAATGGAATGTGGTAGCGTATTATGGTTAGCAAGTGGAAACAGAAGTACTTCTAGTGATTATTTATGGAATATTTCTGTATCAAATTTAACAACAAGTTCAAGTGCTAGTACTGTTACAAGTAGAACTCCTTATAAAGGAGCAGATGCTACAAGTGTTTCACCTAATATTGGCGATTGGGGTTCAAGTCTTACAGGTGATACAACTATAGCTCCAGATTTTTCACTACCAAAATTACCTTTAGTTAGAGTTACAGGAAGTAATGACTATATTGGAATAGTTGTAAAGCCAGTTCCTGATGGCGCTTATGTAAAGTGGTATTATGGTAGTGGTACAAATTTTATAGGTCACGATGATTCAACTACTAATGCTAGTAGTGTTAAAGGTCAAATAAGATATTTTTTACAAGTTGTTAAAAATGATATAACTGCAAATGATAAATTAAATCATTTAGGAAATAAAGGTTTAGTTTATGCGTTTAGTTCTGATTTTAATGCAGCATTTGGTTCTGTTTATTTAACAAAGCAAGATACAAATAGCACGTATTTAAATTGGATAGAAAGAGGAACTAGTGGAAGTCAATCTACTTTATATAGATTAACTAAAGTTGCTTATAATCATAGTCAAACAAGTATTGTTGGTGGGACAAGAAATACAATAGGAGCAAATATAGATATAGATGATGCAGTTTTAGATGAAAAAAGTAATTCATATAATGTATTTGCTGGAACGAGTCAAGCAAGATGGGCTGCAGGAGCATCTGGTGCTTTAGCAATAAAAGCCGAAG